GACATGGAAAACGAGTTTTTACAAAACTTAAATCAGGAGTTGGCAAATGGCAATAGATAAAATCTTCAATGATGGGAATGTAGATGGCATTGCAGATAATATCTTTAATGCGGTAAACAACTCTGTTTCCGAGGTTAAGCAAATGCAGCAGCGTAAGGCGGCTGAGAATGCTCAAATGGTTGTCCAATCTCTGAAGAAGATTGACACTGACATTCGTGATAAGTTTGACAATGTAGCCAATGTTCTTGAGAAACGAATCATCACTATCAAGGATGGTCGTGACGGGATCAATGGTAAAGATGGGCGTGATGGTAAAGATGGTAAGGCGGGTAAGGATGGTTTGAGGGGTGAGAGAGGCCCAGCAGGAGTTAATGGACTCAATGGAGTTGATGGTCTTGATGGTGTGTCGGTATCTAATGCCAACATCGACTTTGATGGTTCTTTGATTATTGCTTTGTCTGATGGTAGAGAGATCAACGTAGGTGAAGTTGTTTCGACAGACTTACAAGAGCGTATCAAAGTTATTACCAGCGGTGGCGCAGGAGGTGGTGGCGGTAGTGGAACTGTTTCAAGCGTAGCCCTTTCTGGTGGCACAACTGGATTGACTGTAACTGGTAGTCCAATTACCACAGCAGGAACAATTACTCTTGCAGGAATATTGGCAAAGGCAAATGGCGGTACTGGTACTGCTACGCCTAGCATTGTTGCTGGAACAAACATAACTGTTACTGGCACATGGCCTAATCAAACAATTGCAGCATCTGGTGGTGGTGGTTCAGGCGATGTAGTTGGCCCTGCCTCTGCAACAGACAATGCGTTAGTTCGCTTTGACACCACTACAGGCAAGTTAATTCAAAACAGCGTTGTAATAGTTGGTGACTCAACAGGCAATATGTCTGGAGTTGGTACTCTGTCAGTTGGTGGCGAATTGACCTATGGTGGTGTGACGCTTAGTAATGCCGTAACAGGCACTGGCAAGATGGTACTTGATACCAGCCCCACATTAATTACTCCTATATTGGGTACTCCAACAAGCGGTGTGTTAACTAACGCAACTGGACTTCCAATTTCTAGTGGTGTGTCGGGACTTGGTACAGGTATAGCGACTGCTTTAGCTGTAAACGTGGGAACTGCTGGCGCTCCTGTTGTAAATGGTGGCGCATTAGGTACACCCTCTGGCGGCACTGCTACTAACTTAACTGGCTTGCCATTGTCTACTGGTGTAACTGGAACGCTACCTATTGCCAATGGTGGTACAGGAACTACATCAACTACTTTTGTCAATGCGGCAACTAATGTCACTGGTACGTTGCCAATTGCTAATGGTGGTACAGGTCAAACTACTTTGGCGGCGGCTAATATTGCTGTTGTCAACGTAGCCAACACCTTTACAGGCACTCAGACATTCTCTGGCACATCGTCAGCAACAGCTATTGTTTTGAATGATGCGGCAGAGGTAGCAACAGTCTCAGCTACAGCAGCTACTGGCACGATTAATTACGACATCACTACCCAATCAGTCTTGTACTACACCAGCAACGCAAGTGCTAACTGGACAGTTAACTTCAGAGCGTCTAGCGGTACATCGCTGAATACTTTAATGAGTACAGGTCAGTCAATGACTGTGGCTTTCTTGGTGACTCAAGGTTCAACTGCTTACTACAACAGTGCTGTGCAAGTGGATGGCACTGCTACAGGTGTGACTACACGCTGGTTGGGTGGTGCGCCTACAGCGGGTAATGCAAGTGGTATTGATAGCTATCGCTATCTCATCATCAAAACAGGCAGTGCAACTTTCACTGTCTTGGCAAGCAATACACAATTTAAGGCTTAAACCATGCCATTACAAGGAACTTCTGGTGCGGCTTCTCAAGATGCCTTTGGTGGCAATGGTGTGGCTGTTGTGCCTGCGTATATTGAGGATGTGTTTAGCACATTTCTTTATACAGGCAACAACTCTACACAGACCATCACCAATGGTATTGACTTGTCTACCAAAGGTGGGTTGGTTTGGATTAAATCTAGGTCTGAAGCAGGAAGTGATCACGGGTTAACAGATACAGTTAGGGGCGCTACTAAATCTTTATTAAGTAATCAAACATATTCTGAATTAACTGGTGCGGCTGATTTAACAAGTTTTAACACCACTGGTTTCTCAATAGGTGCAGGAACACAATTTAGTATCAACACAAATAACTCAACATATGTCTCATGGACATTCCGCAAGCAGCCTAAGTTTTTTGATATTGTGACGTATACGGGGACAGGTTCTGCCCGTACTGTTGCCCACAATCTTGGTTCAGTACCCGCTTGCATTATTGTTAAGAAAACAAGTAATGCAGACAATTGGGCTGTATATCATCGCTCTTTAACAGCTACTGATCGTATTTTATTAAACACGACAGGTGCTACAGCCGCAGGTTCAGCATATTGGAACAATACAGAGCCAACTGCATCTGTATTTACAGTCAATACTGTAGGAGCAACAAACGAAGCTGGTGAAACCTATGTTGCCTACCTATTCGCCCATGACGCAGGGGGCTTTGGCCTGACGGGTACGGACAATGTGATTAGCTGTGGGTCTTATACAGGAACTGGAGCCGCTGGAAATAATGTTACTCTTGGATACGAGCCACAATGGTTGTTAATTAAACAAACCAATACAACGGGGGCTTGGGTTTTGATTGACATTATGCGTGGTTTTCCTGTTGGCGGCTCCGACCAATGGTTATACGCAAACTTATCAAATGCAGAAGCTACAGTTACAAGCACTTGGGGGCCAACCGCTACTGGATTTGTTAGCAACGGCGCAACATTAAATACTTCTGCAGCCACCTACATCTACATAGCCATACGCCGTGGCCCGATGAAAGTGCCTACTACGGGTACGAGTGTGTTTAGTCCTATCGCATCTTCAGATACACAAGGCACACAACAAACAACTGGATTTCCTGTTGATTTGCAAATAGCCGCCTATAGACCATCAACTCTTTCTAACAACTCAACTGCAAATGACCGATTAAGGGGTGTTAGTTCAACATCAACAGGAAACACAAGCACCCCTCTAGTTACTTCATCAACAGCGGCAGAAACTGCTGGTGGCATAGGAACACAAGGCTGGAATAATACTGGGTTTGGAATACCCGCATTTCTATCTATTTCATCTTCTATCTATTGGAATTTTAGACGAGCCCCATCTTTTTTTGATGAGGTTTGCGATACAGGAACGGGAGTAGCAAAGACCGTGACGCACAACTTAGGCGTTATTCCCGAATTGGTAATTCGTAAAAGCAGAAGCAATTCAGGGCCATATTGGTTAGTTGGGTCATCATATTTATCTTTTGCTAATGATGAATATTTACAACTATCTACAACTGGCGCAGTATCTGCTGGAGGGGGTAGCTATTGGAACAGCACAGCCCCCACTTCGTCTGTATTTAGTGTTGGAAGTAATTCATATTCAAATGGTAGCGGATACACATTTGTGACTTACCTATTTGCTACTTGTGCAGGAGTCAGTAAAGTAGGCTCATACACAGGCACAGGAACAACACTTCAAATTGATTGTGGATTTACAGCAGGGGCGAGGTTTGTTCTTATCAAACGCACTGACTCAACAGGCGCTTGGTATGTGTGGGACACAGCTAGAGGCATTGTTTCAGGTAATGACCCCTACCTGTTGCTCAACAGCACAGCCGCTGAAGTGACATCTACAGACTACATTGACACTTACAGCGCAGGGTTTGAGATCAGTAGCACAGCGCCAGCCGCCATCAATGCAAATGGTGGAACATACATCTTCTTGGCAATCGCATAAGGAACAACCATGCAAATACGAACAAATGACGGGCAAGTAATGTACGAGGCAGAATTTCGTGCATACACAAAAGCCAATGGTGGCCCTACTTGGGAAACAACAACAACTGAGGTGCTAGAAGCCTTGGGTGCTGATGTAATCTTTGAAGGCCCACAAGCTACTGGTGGCACTGTCTACCAATACTCTTTCTATGGTGGCATAGAGCAGATTGATGGCAAGTGGTACACCAAATGGAATCTTGGCCCATCGTTCTTTCAAACTGAAGATGCTGAAGGCAATGTAACTACTGCTGCTCAGAATGAAGCTGCTTACAAAGCCGCCAAAGATGCAGAGCAAGCTAAGTCTGTTCGTGCCTCTAGGGATACCAAGCTATCTGAGACTGATTGGCGTTTTCGCAGTGATATGACTCCATCACAGGCATGGAAAGACTATTGCCAAGCCCTGCGTGATGTGCCATCTCAGGCTGGTTTCCCTTGGACTATTGAGTGGCCTGAAGCACCATGAGCCCAGATTTGCAAAAATACTACGAAAGCCGCTTTGACATGATGTCAACAGAGGGTTGGAAGGATTTGACTGTAGATATTGACATTATGATAGA